ATTAGATACAAATATTGCTCTAACGGCCGCTTGTACAGTAGCTGGCGCCTTTATTGGGTCAAGTCTATTTTATAATGATGATATGAATATACACAAAGCAGTATTCGTAGATACTTTGAATACATCACCAGGTAAAAGATCACACACAACATGGGGTAGTCATACTACTGGTAATTGGGGATCAGTAACAATTATGAATAGTTATGTAAAAAAAGGTATTAAATGTACTGATTATGAATCTGTAATTAGTATATCAAGAACTTGGCCTTTATATGGTGTACAAAGAGGAAATGAATTTGGTACTGCTTGTCAAGTGCCAGACGGAAGATGGTATATTCAATGAAAACTAATATAAAACTATATCTATTTGCTACATTATTTTTAATATCAATCTTGTTAGTAACTGGCAATGCAAATTCAAAAGAACAACCTAAATCACAATGGTTAAATAAAAACCCTTGTATGATAAAAGTTACTATTACAAATACAGAAAACGAAGGAGTTGTTAAGACTTCTAAAGAAGAAAAATTAATATGTAAAGATGGCTATGACGGCCCAGGTTACTGGGAACTATTCTCTCAATTTTACTATTCAGGAATTACGGTACCTGCTTATTGTAGACCGTATGCAAGACCAAATCATCCTTTCAAAACACCAGGGATGATGTGCTTAACTAAAGATGGTGTTTGGGAGAAGCAATAATGAGTAAACTACTTTTAATAGTGGCGTGTATTGTTGTCATTACAGTACATTGGAGTGATTTTAATGACAAGGTCAATGTGACCAAAATGGTAGAAAAATCTATCGAAATAATAACAGAAGGAAGTAAATAAATATATGATGAAAACTATAATGATCGTTTTGCTTGCTTTAGCTTTAACAAATTGTGCTAACACAAATTACAAAGTTAATAAAGAAGCAAAAGATGAAGGAAGAGTGTTAAATCAAGTACCACAATGGTATGTTGACGCTAAAATAGACAAAGGATTTATCTTTAATAAAAATGCAGATAAATATGTTTATGCAGTAGGTCAAGGTAATAGTCCTGATTTACAATTGGCAATTGAGAAGGCAATGATGATTGCAAAGGCAGAACTTGCTGACAAATTACATGGTCAGATGAACAAGAGAACTGATCTTTACATCACAGAAATTGGCTCAGAAGGTAATAAAAAAGTTGTTTCAAAAATAGAACAAACAATTGTGAATGTAGTTAAGGCAACAATGATTCAAGGTTATGAATCTTGGGAAAAAGATGTTTACGAAACACCAGAGAATGAATATAGAGTTTATATTGGTTTGAAAATGGGTGTTGGTGAAACTAACAAACTTGCTGAATACATCGCTAAAAATGCTATAACGGCTGTTGATGTAGATACACTTGCTAAAAACGCTATCGAGAAAGTAATGGTTGAAAACATTACAAATCCAGATGGCATTAAAACAATAGAAAAACAATAAACATATGGCAATAACAATTTATAGTAAATCAAATTGTATATTTTGTGATAAATCAAAGGCCTTATTAAAAGGCCTTGGGTTGCCGTATGAAGAAAAAGTATTTGGTATAGACTTTAATACACCTGAAGAATTATATGAAGCTATAGGAAAACAAGTTAGAACTATGCCACAGACACTAATAGATAAAGAACTAGTAGGTGGTTATAATCAACTAGTTGAATATTTTATGAATCAAGGTAAAGTGAACTTTAAAGGTGAAAAAATTTAAATTGGCTAAAAGAAAAAAGAAGATAATAAAAAAAGAAGTTAAAAAACCTGAACCTATATTCTATGGATCAAATGAATATGGTTTTGATGAAAAAACAGGTCAACAAATTTATAGAGATCGTATCTATATGAATCTTAATAAAGACATTAGATTAATTCAAAAGAACGGTTTAGAGTATAAAGGTAGTATTTTTAAGAAATCAGTTGTATCATCATACGGCTTATGTCATGTTTATGTAACCGCAGACGAAAGATGGTTTTGTAACGCTGGTTTACCAATAAACAAACCAGACAATCTCCTAACGCATAAATAGTTATATGAGAAAATTTCAACAATACATAACTGAGGGTGTGTACGACCCAAGTATATTTAAAGCATTCTTTTTAGCAGGTGGACCTGGGTCAGGTAAGTCATTTGTATCATATAGTGCATTATCAGGTATGGGATTAAAAGTAATCAATAGTGATAATGTTTTTACAGCAGCTTTAAAAAAAGAACATATGTCGTTAAACTTTGCAGCTTATGATTCAAATGAAATTGAGAAAAGAGATAAGATTAGGTCAAGATCAAAACAAGTTGCAGGTATGCAATTGAAATTAGCATTAAAAGGTCGTTTAGGATTAATACTAGATAGTACAGCAAGGAATGTTGAAAGAATACAACAAGAAGCAAAATGGATGAGAGATATAGGTTACGATATTCATATGGTCTTTGTTAATACAAGTTTAGAAGTTGCATTAGATAGAAATAGAAACAGACCTAGAAAACTACCAGACGCAGTTGTAATAACTAGTCATAAACAAGTGCAAAAGAATTTAGGTAGATTACAAAGAATTTTTGGAGATAGAAATTTTCTTATTGTTGATAATAACGAAAACAGAGAAGATGTTAATTCAATCGTACACAAAAGAATAAGATCAATGATAAACAGAGCACCCACATCTTATCAAGCAGTAAAATGGATACATAGAGAACTAGATAAAAAAAGAAGAAAATAATGTCCAACTTAATAAAATTTCCAATTGAAAAAGTAAGAAAAAGTAAATCACAAAAAGAAGCTAATGAGTTATCTCCCGATCAAACAAAAATTGTAAAAGAAAATCAATTTATAGAACAGACAACAGAAGAATTTACATTAGATTTTATTCATGTCCTACAAGCGAATGGAGTTAAAATGGGTGGCGAACCATTGTTGAGAGATTTAGCAATTGTTATAGAAAGTATTAAGAGTTTATTAAAAAGAGATTTTGGGCAAAAACACCCAATGCAAAACATTACTGACGTTCTTGCTAAAATAAGTAGATTACCTAATGGTAAACAAGTTACCGATTTGAATTATGGTAAGATATTTGTTAGTAAAAAAACAACTAAACCACCAGAACCCTTGACAACTGAATAAGAATATGTTATAATATATTATGATTATCGTTGATTTAAACCAAATAATGATTTCTAACTTAATGGTACAATTAAGTGGTAGAAATGATTTAGTATTAAGTGAAGACCTTGTTAGGCATATGGTACTAAATAGTCTAAGAGGACATAATAAGAAGTTTAGAAAAGAATATGGCGAAATGCTTATTGCCTGTGATAGTAAAAATGTTTGGAGAAGACAAGCATTTCCTAATTACAAAGCAGGTAGAAAAGCAAATAGAGAAAAATCTGAACACGATTGGGCAATGATATTTGATGTATTGTCTAAAGTTAAAAACGAAATTAAAGCATTCTTACCTTACAAGGTTATAGAATTAGAAACAGCAGAAGCAGACGATATTATTGCTGTTCTATGCAGACGAGTAAAAGATAAGATACTAATATTAAGTGGTGATAAAGACTTTATACAATTACATAATGAAAGAATAAGACAATACAATCCTGTGCTTAATAAATTTGTAGGCAAAGACGAAAACCCGAGTCTATATATTAAAGAGCATATACTAAGGGGTGATAGAAGCGATGGCGTACCAAACGTACTATCAGATGACAATGTTTTTATTGAAGGTAGAAGACAAAGACCTTTAAGTAAAAAGAAAATAGAGTCATGGGTTAACGAAGTAGTACCTACCTTTACCGAAGAGGAACAAAAAAACTATAACAGAAATAGAACGTTAATAGATTTGAACTGTATTCCAAAAGAATTGGAAGACAATATAAATCGTGAGTTTAATGATGTAGAAGTGGCGAGTAGAGATAAAATACTGAACTACTTTATAACAAAAAAACTTAAAACTTTAATTGAGGTAATAGATGAATTTTAAACCTCAAAAGAACTGTTAAGGAGAAAAAAATGGTTATTATAAGAAGAAACGAAGATGGGACTATTGCGAATCCCGATATGGTAAAAAGACAAACGCAACAACAAAACGAACAATTACAGCAACAACCTGTATCTCATCCAGCACTAGCAAGTAAAAGAGGTATGCAACAAATGTCAAACATAGGCAGAGGTATTCCTATTTTAATGCATGAGATTGCTATGAAGATTAATAATGCAAAAGATAAACCTAGAAAATTAAAAGTATTGCAAGAAAACGATTCAATATCTTTAAGACAAGTTTTAAAAGGTGCATTTGATCCTAAGATAGAATGGGCATTACCAAAAGGCGATGTGCCATATACACCTAATGACGCTCCATTAGGAACAGATCACACAATCTTGAGCCAAGAAGCAAAGAGATTATATCTTTTTACAAAAGGTGGTGATAATACTTTAACACAAAACAAAAAAGAATTGCTTTTTGTGCAGATGTTAGAAGGTCTACACGCTGAAGAAGCTAAATTTTTAGTTACAGTTAAAGATAAGAAAGTTAATAATGAATATAAAGGATTCACAGCGAATCTAGTAAAAGAAGCGTTCAATTGGGACGACAATTTTATGAAAAAGTAAAACGTTCACGTTTTGTTCTTATTTAAGAACCCTTATATTTCAATAAATGTTGATTTATAAGGGTTTTTTTATGCTTGACATTATGCCGATTTTATGTTAGCTTATAACTGTATTGATGAGTAAACCTTTGTTAAAAATCAATACACTTAAACTAACGGCCTTGTGCCATAATAAGAAAGACTAAAAATGACTAACACTAAACTAGTTGACTCTATACTAAAAAAAATGAGTATAGAACCTACACACGTTATACCTACCTCAAAAGAGAAAGTGTATGATATCTACCTAACATTAAAAGACATACAATCTGCTAAAGAATTTATAGATTTTATGCCACAAAAATATCAACGAAAATTCATTGCAAAGTTTAATAAACAATTTTTAGACGGTATTGCTAAAACTCTGTTTTGTGACGATCAAAATTTTGATATTACTCAATTACATATGCGTTTGTATTCTCATGCTAGATCAACAGTAGATTTAGATTTTGAAAATAAAAAAATCTATGCTGAAATCTTAGACGGTTTGCAGAGATTATATACTTTAACTTATTTTTATCTTTCAAAAGCTGAAAATTATAAACTTCCAAAGATCATAACAAATAATGTTGACGGTTCAGAGATTGAATTAACAAATCTAACTTTTGCTGACATGAAATCAAGATATCCTGATTTTTATAGAGAAAAATTTGAAAACAGACTTGTTTCAATTAAATGTTATGTAAATATAGATGACGCTGAAGCCTGTATTTTATTTAGAGATATTTTAAACTATCAAAATAAAATGAATGCTCAGATGTTAAGAAATGCTAATGATTCTGAAGTTGCAACCGCAATTAGAAATTCTGTTAGAATGATTGAAAAACAAAAGACCGAACTTATTACACCGAACGGTACTTCAATAAAGTCTTTTGATGTTTTTGATTATACATTAACAAAAGATCAGAAAGTTATACTAACTTATGTGAACGATACATTTACAAATGATGAACTTTCACAAGAAGAAGTTGTTGCTAGTTGTGCTACTTACTTTGTTAAAAGAACGTCAATTCAACCAAAAGAAATTGATAAGTTGTACGAAGACAAGAAGTATAAAAGAAGTGTGAATTGGTTTGACAACTTTGATAAAACTTTCAGAAAGTTTAGTGAGATTATAAAATCAATGCCACAATCTAAACAGTTATTAACACCAAAAGTCTTTATAAGATTTTTTATGTTCTTTCATAACTTATCTTTAAATAATATTAAAGTTATAACTCATACAACATTTGCTAAAAAGTTTTATGAAACATATAATGAGTTAAGAAAAATGTCAGCAGAAGAAAGAAAACTCGGTCACAAGAATAATGCTTTTGAGAGAAGTACAAACAATAAAGACTCAAAACATTTACAAATAACACTTGATTATTTGTTTCAATCTCTTACCCAATCAAACTTACAAGATTGGGGTTGTGCGAAGTTAGATACAAAAAGAACTTTCACACAACAACAAATTGATAATGCATTACTTAAACAAAATTATATTTGTTCTAAATGTGATATTGAGATAAGTGATGAACAGAAAACCGGCGGTCACATAACGACTTATTGCTTCGGCGGTAAGACCGAAGATGATAATTTGAGAGTGTTGCATAAAAATTGTAATACTTACGATCATATAAAAACTGTTGCTGCTTAAAAATGAACAAAAACCCTTATATTTCAACAATTTTAGACTACTCTAAAGTACTGATTTATAAGGGTTTTTTCATGTGGAATAATTCATAAAACCCTTATTTTACTAGGTTTTTAGTGCCATTAAGTGCCATTATTCGCTTGATTTCTTTGCCAATATAGTGTATAATATATGTATATTATGAAAAATAAAGAAGAAAAAAATAAACATGGTGTCCTGATAAGTGATTTACAGAACTGCCGTGTAGCTAAAAAAAACTATAATAAAGTATATGCAATTAAGTATGAGAATAATATGAGAATTGCACAATACACCTATGCACAACCTCAATATACATTTAAACAAACTATAAGACCTTTTACTAAGAATAAGTCTTATATGACATCCTCTACTCCTAGAGGGTTTAAGATATCTAGTGTATATAACCAAGACTTATACAGAACTAAAGATACAATCAATTATATTAGTGCATATAAAAAAGAAGACAAGGCCTTGAACCAGTAAAAAACACTATGCTAAACAATACAATAGAACAAATAGATACCACTATCTATGCTTTAGTTGAACAGAATGACGGAAGTCTTAAAAAAATTAACTATGAAGAATATAAACAAGAGAAGTCTTGTGAAATGTTTTATAAACTTGAGTACTTACAATAACAAATAAAAGGATACATTATGATACTACATGAAACATTAAATAAGATGACAGTTACTCAATTAAAAGATACTAAAGATATGATTGATATTATTGTTAAAAACAAAGTTAAAAATGAACTTTTAGTCGGTACAAAAGTTTATATTGTACAAAAAACTAAAAAAACTCTTGGTACGATTACTAAAATTATGCAATCAAGATGTCTAGTTAAAATGATAAAAAATAATATGACTTATAGAGTGCCAATGGCAATGTTAGAGGTGCAAAAATATTAATGGATTTGTTTCACGGATTTTTATTATTCGCAATAGGTACTACTCTTACTGTATTAGGTATGGGTACAATTCTATATATGACTAAGACAAAATCAGACAAAAAGGAAATTACAGAAATAGAAAAATCACTTAACGAACTATATCTAAAAAGAAAGAAGAAAACATTATGGTAAAAGAAGCACTTAACAATTTTAAGAAAAAAGTATTTGATGACTATACTAATTTTCATTTAAATATGATGAATCAAATGTCCAATCAAGTGTGTAAAGACGCTGGAGAAAAAAGCTCTAAAGAAGCAATTGAAAAATTTAAAGATAACTTCTCAATGGAAGAAACGAGATATTACTACAAGTTTATTTCAGATGGCGGTGTACACTCTTTTATTGTAAAAGAAGATAAAGAAATACGAGGTAAGTTTTGGAAAAAAGGCGATATTCTAAAACCAGCTAGTTGGAAAACTCCTGCTTTAAATAAGGCAAGAGGTAATATCTTTGAGAACTATATTGTTAAATGGACAGGACCTTTATATTTAAGATAAAATATAGTACACAAATTTTGAAACTAACTAATAACAACAAAGGATAAATATATTATGAAACTTAATGCGAAACAAAAACAAATTATAAAATTAATGGTAGAAAATAAAGGTGAAGTTAAAACCAAAATGATACCTAAAGAACAAACTGATAAGAATTTAGATAACATTGTAACGTTATATTTAAGTGGATTATTAGTATTTAAGAAAAAATATGATATTGATATAGTTGGTCCATATAACGAACATAAGGTTAGATATGCTTATTATCTATTAACAATGAATAAAAAGAAAACCATTAACGACCTTAAACAAATTCTCAAGGAGGGTTACGTTGACTAATTATTCTGAAATAATACAATCCGTTGGTAACATAAATAATTTAGAAAATCAAATTGATGATCTACAAAAAGAAAAAGAGTTTACCATGTCACAAGAAAAACTAGATCATTTAGACGAACAAATTTTTGAACTAGAGGATACAATTAAAAAATTAAAAGGAAAATAATTATGACAGGAGCAGAAATAAGTTTAATAATATTTGCTACACTATGGATAGTAGGATTATTATCTAATGCCTAATAAAAAACAATGGCAAGATATAATAGATAAGTCTTGGTTTTATATGAAATGTTTTCTTGCAATACTTTTAATTTCAACGTTATCATATTTTTATGGTACATTTCATCCTAATCAAGTAGCAATTTCTAAAATTGGTAATAATTTAGACAATTACTATGTGAATAAGATTAAAGCAATGGATTTGAAAGAACCTGAATTCACTTATAATAATGATATTCAATTTATAAGAGCAATGCATAAGTGTATTGATTATGTGAACTTTACAACACCTAAACATTTGAGAGTACCATATGAAATGATTATAGGACAAGCAGCTTTAGAGTCTGGTTGGGGTACAAGTAGATTTAGTACACAAGGTAATAACTTATTTGGTATTAGAACTTGGAAAGAAAACTTACCACATTTATTACCAGTTGGTATTAAGAAGTGGCCTGGGTGGGGTGTTAAAGTATTTGCTAGTAAATGTGATAGTGTAAAATATTATATTACAATGTTAAATCAACATAGTGCATATAAAGAATTTAGAGAGTTAAGACAATCTTTTTTAGATAAGAATTTACAATTAGATTCTAAAAAATTGATTAAAAAACTTGATAAATTTTCAACAACGGCTGATTATGATAAACGAGTAATTAGAGTAATTGATGAAATAAGAGAACTAGAGGAATAAAAAATGAAAAAATTAATATTAATTCTATATAGGGTAGCTGTTGTTTCCTCTATTATATTTTGCTTAATAAAAATAGGCGTTATACAATTTTAATAAAAGGAGAACAAAATGGAACCCAAAGATATATCAAAGAAGCATTTTTACCTTTCAATAAGTAAATCTGTTTTAAGATTAGTAGGCTGTTATGTGTTATGGTTAACTAATGATGTACTTTTAATGTATGCTGGAGTGCTATTCGGTCTAGCAGAGATACTAGGAATAGCAGAGGAGATATAAATGAAAATACTAGATGAAATGTTAGAAATGAAAAGAATACTAAATGCTGAAAGAGCTTGTAAAAATTCTATGACCGATTGGTCAAAAGATTTTTGGTTTAATGTGTTTAGAAAACTATGTACAAAATATAATAAGGTTGCCTACTTCGAGTTGCAAAGAGGTGATTAATAATGATGAATAATAAAGATGCTCAAGAGTATCATAAGATGATTGAGAAGTTGCAAAAAAAAGAAGATAAAAGAAAAAAAACTGAATCAGAAAAAATGCAAGAGGAGTTAGAACCATTGCCGTTGCGTCCTATGTCAGAAAAATGAAAGCATATAAACCTTTACCAGATAATTTAGAAATTGGTAAAAGTAAAATACATGGGCAAGGGTTAATTGCAAAAGAAGATATTCCAATAGGCACAGAACTAGGTACAACTCATTATAGAAAAGGTGATAAAGTAATTAGAACTCCACTTGGTGGATTTATTAATCACAATGAAGAACCTAATTGTTTAAGAATACAGATAAGAATAGAACCATATTGGGATAAATGGAGTTTAAAAACAATACAAGACCTTAAAAAAGGTGATGAATTAACATTAAAATATACCATGTATAGAGTTGACAATGTTGATTAAATGTGTTATAATAATAGTATGAAAATTAAAAAAGATTTGACTAAAGTAGATAAAAAATATGAAAAAAGAATAAAACTTTTTGAAAAAGAAGCAGAAGAACAACAAAAAGCATATAGATCAAATTATACAAAAGAAACAAAAATTGTTAAGAGAAAATTACAAAAGAAAAAAAAACAAACAAAAGAAGTATCTGGTTATTATATTGCAAATGGTAAAATGACAAAATTATATACAAAAAAAAGATGAATATATTTTATTTAGATAAAGACCCAAAGATTTGTGCTGAAATGCACCTAGACAAACACGTTGTTAAAATGCTTATTGAATATGCTCAACTCATGTCAACTGCTCATAGAATGCTTGATGGCATTAAATACATTGCTAAATCAAAAACAGGCAGAAAAGTTACTAGATACAAATTAGAAAATGCTAATGAAGAAGCAACTGTTTACAAGGCTTGTCATTTAAATCATCCTAGTGCAGTATGGGTTAGAAACAATGCTTATAACTATTACTGGTTATATCAAATGTGGTCTTATTTGCATGACGAATTTAAATTAAGATATGGTAAAGATCATAAATCTTATGTAGTATTAAAAGACCTATTAAAGAATCCCCCTAAAAATATTCCCCTAAATATTCCTTTTAATCAACCAACACAAGCAATGCCTGATGATGTAAAGAATGAAGATAGTATTACTGCTTATAGAGATTACTATGTTAAATACAAAAAAGATTTTGCTACATGGAAAACAAATATACCTGAATGGTATAGTAAGGGAATAAATAATGCCAACATATAGTTTTTACAATTCAAAGACTAAAAAATCATATACAGATATGATGTCTATTTCAGAAATGGAAGAGTTTACTAAACAAAAACATATTATACTATTACCACCAACACAACTCAACATTGTATCAAGTGTAGGAGGTCATGTAGATAGTCATACTGATAATGGTTGGAAAGAAGTACTATCAAAAGTATCAGAAGCACACCCTGCTAGTCATTTAGCAGCACAATATGGTAAAAAAACAGTAAAAGATACACAGGTTGATAAAATAATACAAAAACACAGAAGGCGTAAAATAAAAGGTGGACCAAGGTAGTCCAGAAAGATAAATATACATATGGCAGATTTTGATTTTTTAGATGGATTTGACGCTGATGGCGAT